TACTTATAGAAGCAACTAAAACATTATGTACACGAAACTCTTGCCATATCATTGGTTTATTAGTTTGTTTTTTATTTATATTAAATATAAAACTACTATAAGACAATAATGCATGTATCCATACTAAAATTAGTGATTTAAAAGATTTATCAAACCCTGCATCCCATGCATTAGCTTTTTCTTTTATTTGTAGTAATATACAATATATAAATCTATAAATAAAATGAAAAAGACAAAATAACCCTAATATTTTATGAATATGTGGCATATTCATAATTTTATCTTCATGAGTTATTAAAGTTTTTAATGAACTACTTTTATCGACATTTTGTATTAATTCTACTTTTGTTCCTTTTATTCTTCCAATTACATACTTATTTAATATGTTATATGCAGCTGAACTATGTCCTATTTTTTCAAAAGCTTGTGTTGCATCTTTGCCTGCGTATTCAAGTAGTATATGTTTACCACCTGGATGTTCTTCTAAGTAATTTGTAATATCATAAACTCTATTATTTATAATAATCCAAAAACTTGTTGTTTTATTGTGTAATTCTACTTCTGCTAATGTATATTCTTTCATATATATTTTTTCATATAAATTTTTATATTTTATTAATCGCATTTTATTTTTTTAGTTTTCGTGTTTTATTAAAATTTGTTTTAATTAATTCACATTTCAATTTATTTAAAACACTTTCTGAACTTTCTAATGCACCTTCACACCAAGCCTGATAATTTGAATAATTCTCTCCACAAATATAAAAATTTGGCATTAAATTTAATATTTTTTGAGATACATAATAAGAATCTACATTTTTTTTCCAACATGCAACTCCAGATTTCCAATAATAAAATTTAATATATTTACTTTCAGGAATAACTATATTATAAATACTAAATAGTTGATTTAATTTCTTATGTAATTTATTTTTTAAAACATTAGTTCCTTTTTTATATAAATTATTCCAATAATTCTCTCTATTTGAGAGATTTTCATTATAAGAAGACATTATTAATCCTGTTTCTGGATTTATTGGTATAATAAATTGTAATTCATTGTTTGTTGTTGTTTTTTTTACATTTTTAAACCACATTTCTTCATTAATTGATTTATCATATATTTCAAAAATACGCACTTTACTTATTTCATTAATGCTATTCAATTCTCTCAAATAAGGATTTAATATTTTAAATTTTATTAGATTAGATCTAGGTAAAGCACAAATTAAATGTTTGCAACTTATATTATAAGTATTATTATTTTGTTTATAATAAATATTGTATTTTGAAGTTTCATTATTATAAATTATATTATTTACACAACTATTTTTTTTAAGTTTATAATTTTTATTTAGAGAGATTTTACTAATCATAGTTTCTATAATTGAGCTTAATCCATTAGTCATTATAAAAAATTGGCTTTTATCATTATAATCATATTTAAAATAATTTATTGCATTATATGCATTTAAATAGTATAATTTATTTTTATATTCAAAGCTATTTTCTATAAATTTATAAATAGATTTTGGAAAAAATTTCATTAAAAGTTCATTAAAATAAAACTTTATTAAAAATGTTTTTGAGAGATTTGCTATTTTAGAACTATTAAAAAAATTATATAAGATAGTAGAATATTTTTTTCTTAATAAAGATTGATCTGAAACTTCTCTATTTTTTTTATTATATTCTATATAATTTTCTGTATTGCTTATATTAAACATAAATTTTTCTAATTTTAATTCTTTTATTAATGAAACCATTAATTTATGGTGATGTCCAATACGACCTGCACCTAAATCCATTATATAATCAATATTATCTACTTTTTTATTGAAACTATAAACTCGTCCTCCAAATCGTTCATCTTTTTCAAGTAATAAAACTTTTAGTTTTGGATATTTTTTTTTTAAATTATACATACTATATATTCCAGATATTCCACCTCCAATTATAATTATATCATAATTTTTCATATTAATTATATTTAATATAATGAGAGAACATAATTATATTATTATTATAATATAATTATGTGTTTTAGTTTTAAAATTAGTATTGGAACTTTTATTATAAGTTGGTCTATTTCATTATATTTGTTAAATAAAGATTTAAATAAAAAACAAAAACAAAACGTTATTTTTTTGATGATTTTTTCTAGTATACAATTAGCAGATGCAATATTATGGTTTATTAAAATGAAAAAAAATATGATTAATTACATAGTAACATCATTAATAATACCTACAATACTTTCTTTACAATTATTATATAATAATTTTGTAGCTAACAATATTTTAATTTTTAAAATACTTAGTATAATAGTATCTTTATACATGTTTTTTAAATTCAATGGTTATTCTAAATCATTATGTAATAATAAATTTTCTTCTCCTATATGGGGTTCAAAAGAAATAAATATAATTGAATTTATTATATTTGCAATATTAATTATATACCCCAACTGGAAATTATTAATATTTATTATATTTATTTTATATCCACTAATAAAAATATTAGTAAATGGTGCATTTGGTTCAATGTGGTGTGCATTGGCAAATTTTGGAGCATTTTATTATTTATATAAATATAGAAAAATATAAAAAATAAATTAAGATTTATTTTGCTTATAACCTTTCATACCATCTTCATATAAACTAACATTAACAAATCCTTTTTTCATTAAATTAATAGCTGCTATTTTTGAAGCGCTACATTGATTGTGTGCACAATAACATATTATTGGTAATTCATAATAATCTATTTTTTTATATTTGATTAATTTTTTTAATAATGGGTAATGTAATTCTATTAATTGTTTAAACCAACTGTTTAATTCATTAACCGACATTTTTTTAATATTATTATATGGTAAATTATATGTATTTAAAATATGTTCTTGTGCATACACAGAGCATGGTAAGACATTTAGAACAATATATTTTTTTGAATAAAGATTTTTAATAAAATCTTTATATTTAAAATTATTATGAACTAATTTTGTATAAATAGTATTGGTCCAAGAATCACAATTAGTATTAGATAAAACAAAATGTATATGTCTAAAATATGTTGTATTTTTTTTATCATTTTTTGCAATAGTTTTATAATTCTGCGGTGTTAAAAATTTAATATTTACAAAACCTTTATTATCTATTTTTGCAACGCCACTATTATTAAAACTACCATAACTTTTTTTTGCATCATTTATTAAAATTTTATTACTTGGATTTGATGCCCAATACAGTATCTTTTTATTTGCATTTATTTTTCCAACATTAATAATTAAATTATTATTATAATTAATTGGATTATTTATATTAAAATTTTTATAATTATTTATAAAATTATTAACATAATCTATTTTATTTAACCAATTTGGTTTATGTTTTTTACTTGATTTTAATGTTTTATTAAAATTAAATTTTAAACAACTTGCACATAATCTTTTTCTTGTTTGCATTTAATTATTTTATATATAAATAAATATAAAAAATAATTTTTTTTAATTTCCATATAACAATTCAGCTGTACCAGAATGAAATTCTAAAATATTATAACGTTCTTCAAATAAATGTAAATCAAATGAATATTTATAAATAGATGTTGGTTCTTGAGATGTAGCTATAATTTCTCCAGTAGTTTGATCACAAATTGTTGAAAAATTAACATTACATATATCAATTGGTGGTTGTTTTAAATTATATTCAAATTCAATAGTTTTAAATTTACTAGTATTAAACGCACCACTAGGTTGATATTTTGAAGAATCTGTATTTAATGAAAAACTATAATGATATAAACCATCTTTAGTATTTCCATTTGTATGAATATATTTTTCTATTTTATCATATATTCCTGAATCTAAATCATATTCTCGAACTTTACCATCACAAGTAATTCCAAATTTATCTAAAATAGTTTTAAAATTTTGTTGACTATAAGTATCAGGAACATAATCAGTAATGTAAATATTACTTAAATTATTATATGAAAAATCTTGATAAAAATTTATATTATTTATATTATTTATATTATTAGAAATATCTTTATTATTTAAACTTTTTACATTATATGGAATAACATTTTCATATGGCCAATTTGTATAATTCGACCATTGATTACGATCTTTCACATCATTGCGCTGAATATACCACATCCAATTAGAAACTAAACCATTTGTTTCTACTTTTATTTTATTTGTTTTATTTATTCCTTTTTCTTCATATGTTTTTACTTGTTTAATTAAATATTCTTGATTATTATTTGCAAATAATATACGTTCTTCATTGTCTAAAAAACATTGTGTTGTCATTAAATGTAAATCAAAATTAATATTATTTGTTTTACTTTCATAAATATTAATAGATGCTGAAATATCTCTTATAGGTGGTTCGTTTACAAATCTTTTATATAAAAATTCTGGTTTAGTTTGATCTGCTTTAATATCTTCATAACTAATATCATTAATTGAAGCATTAATATTTTTAATTGTAAAAAGTTCTATTATTGGTCTAAACTCAAATTCAATTTTTAAATTATCATATTGCATACATATTAAAGGAAGAGCACAACTATTAAGTATTGAAAACCATGAATTTATTGGAACATATATTGTTTTATCATATATAGATGGTTCTATGCCTGATATATCAATATTATTATTATTATAATTATATGCATTTGGATAAT